CAACAAGCCACAATATGTGCGCTTGATTGAGAAGTCAGACGGTGCGGTACTTATGACAGTAGACTTTGACGAAATGATTAATGAAGTGCGTGAATTGTTAACCACAAAACATGACTATAAAACTTTAATTATTGACTCTTTGACTCTTTCCTACAACGACCTGCTTGAGAAAGCGGAGCGCAAGGTTGGTACTGATTTCGGTCGTCATTATGGTGAAGCCAATAAGAGAATGAAACAGTTACTAAATTTACTTTTCCGTCTTGATATGAATGTAATCATTACTTCGCATAGCAAAAACGAGTATGGACAAAACTTGGCTATTCTAGGACAAACGTTCGATTGTTACAAGAAATTAGATTATCTTTTTGACTTGGTGTTTGAAATTCAAAAGCGCGGAACGAGCAGAGTTGGTCTTGTAAAGAAGTCACGCTTTGAAACATTCCAAGATACTGATACCTTCCCATTTTGCTATGAAGAAATTGCAGAGCGTTACGGTCGTGCCGTAATTGAACGTGAATCAGTAGCGCAGGAATTAGCAACACCTGAACAAATTAAAGAGATTGAAAGACTTATTGACTTACTTAAAGTAAGCGAAGAAATCACGCAAAAATGGCTGGATAAGGCCAATTCTGACACATGGTCAGACATGCAAAAAGAGTCAATACAAAAGTGTATCGATTTCATGAAGTCTAAAATACAAGGAGAATAAAGTATGTTTCAGTACGATGTAATGAGCGAGCAGGAAGCAATGGCTGAGCGATTTCAATTAATGAAAGAAGGAATCTATGAGGCGGTTATTACCGCGTCACAAGATACAACGTCCGCAAGTTCTGGCAATCCTATGATGGATATGACGGTTACTTGTTATGATGAAGCTGGCAAACCACACGACATTAGGGATTTCTTGGTGTTCACCAAGCAAATGATGTGGAAGGTAGTGCATTTTGCGGAATCTGCGGGTATTCAAAAAGAGTACGCAGAAGGTAAGCTTTGCTCACAGGTAGCGATTAACAAAACCGTAAAGGTAAAAATAAATGTGGAGCAGGGTAGCGAAATACCCCAAGATAAGTTAAAAGGCAAGCCATTGGGTTCTAAATACCCCGACAAAAATAAGGTAGAAGACTACCTACCTAAAGGCGAACAAGGGGCAAATGGTGTACCGAATGGCGATACACCACCACCGTTTGTTGATGATGACATACCACCATTTTTATGAGGTATAAATGAACCTTGCTCAAAATATGTTAAAGGGCTTTGCAGTAAGTGCGCTGGTGATTGTATTTAATCACCACTTCCCGCTGGAATGGTGGGAAGGTGCGCTACTGAGCTTTGGAATTACTGTACTAATACTTTAAGGAGTCGAACTAATGAATTTCTGCGAAGCAATGGATTTGCTTAAGTCTGGTAAGCGATTGACCAGAACCGTATGGAAAGGAAGCCTATATTTTTTAATGCAAGGCGAAGGCGTCACTTCTTATCAGCCGAGATACATAGACTACACTTACGATGAAGATATTATGATTTCAACAGGGTGGCACGTTGACGGGGATGAGAAAGAGTATACTTTTTGTGAAATTATACCATTCCTGAATGGCGGGGCAAAAGCTCGAATGGCCGACTGGACAGACGCCTTTATATTTTTGGACAAGACCACGGGCAAGCTTGTGCTTCACATGATGGAAGGATTTCCTTTTGTTCCTGGGTTTGAGTCCTTCATAGCTACGGACTGGATAGAAGATGATCCCATTTAAAGACAAAACATTTTGCGCCTCACCCCAATGCAAAAATGAGTGCGGTCGCAAGATGACCAAGAAAGAAGAAGAGCAGCTTGAAAAAATGAACGAAACCCAATGGGTAGGTGTTATGCAAGGATATTTTTGTGGTGAACCAGAAGAGGGAAGCGAACATGATTGAATGCAAGGAATGTGAAACTTATGTAAACGGACTTTTCAATCGCGGTGAAATAACTAAGGATGAAATAGAGAAGGTCATGTTAGACAGGCACATACTTAAAGGCTGCGCCAAGAAAGCCGACCCATTCAAAGACTGGCTTGATTTTGCCATAGAGAACCAAGAAGAACTGAAAAAAGAGAACACAATGCCCTATCAATTTCCAGAATGGAACAAGGGTTACCTCGAAGCGCTTAACGATGCAAGAGAACGCTATAACGCTGCTACCCTCACCAATGAGGGAACCAGCTAACGAACAGCCCTTGAAGCTTACATAAGTCCTCGTGCATATTTTTGTCTGGCTAGCTCAAACACAAGGGCTTCTAATCAAACCATTATCCTGACGCCAGGAATATGGTTTTATGAAGGAGAAGTAAAAATGAGTGAGCCATGGGAATGCCCAAGGTGCGGACGAATGAATGCACCTTTTAATCCAGTGTGTTTTTGCAAAGCAGAAGAATATCATGACAACTCACAAGAAAACTCACCTGCCGAGTTATCGCCCCATGTCATGGACGCAGCGCGATACCTAGACCCAGGTCAGCTATATAAGATACTGGAAGGTGAAAAACGTAAGTCAGAGATTGTTATAGGAATGATGCCAAACTTTTACAACATGCCCTGCTCTATTTGTAGTGCTAGACACCCTCTTGGCCAGGAGTGCGCAACCCTTAAAAACAACCTACCAAATAACGGAGAATTTATTTAGACCATTTTGTTAAGGCCAACGAAATGGTAAACGGACTTTCACAACAATAAGGAGATTGTAATGAATATGGAAGCTTTATATTCATGCGTAAGCCATAACCAACGAAAAATGATTGACACCCTTATGGAACACCCAGAAGGCCTAAGGTCAGACGAGTTGGCCGAGATTACAGGGGTAAGCAATAAAAGTGGAACACTAACGCCAGATGTCAGAGAATTACTTCTTGAACACGGTCTAGAACTTTCTATTAGGCGAGAGAAAGGTAAAGCTAAATGGGTAATTAGGAGTGTTCCTAAGGAAATAACGCTTAACCGTAAAAAATTAAGTCAGATTGAAAGCGCACTCCATCAACTTGCGGTAGCTTGCGAACAAATTAAAATATTGCTTAACGCAAAGGGATAACTTAATAAGGAGATTAAATTGAAATTACCAAAATCTATTGAAGCAGAAAAAGCAGTGCTTGGCGGTTTACTGTTAGACAGCAGCTATTTTAATGTCATAAAAGACAAGCTTTGTTCCGAAGACTTTTACCAAAAAGAACACCGCTCAATATACCATGTCATGCGCTTATTGTGGGATGAAAACAAAAGTTTTGAAGCCCAATTGGTAAGTTTACACCTAGCGCCACTGGAAAAATATATTTATGAGATGGCCAACGAGACGGCCTCAACTAAAAATATATTGTCCTACGTTGACATAGTCCGAGAGAAGTCAGTTCAAAGACAGCTTGTCGCGGTTGCGACCGATATTGCACAAAGCGCCCTTAATCCTGGAAATAAAGATTTTAAAGAAATTTTGGATAACGCTGAACAAAAGGTTAGGAATATTGCAGATGGCCAAGACATACACCTTTGCCCCGAGCAAATAAGGCTAACCTTGTATTTAAGAGAACTTGCCGAAGAAGTTGCCAATGCTGATTTAGATGAAGGGTATTTACGCGAAATAATTGTTGAGGTAAATAAGGCGCTAGTTTGTACGCTTGAACACTTTGAAGATAATCATGCAGAGATTAACGAATGACGTTAGACGAAGAAAAAGATTTAATTAAAGGGCTTGCAACTTCCCCTGACTTTTTAAGCGCGCTTTCAGAGGCGCTTGACCAAGTTGTGGGGAAGTCTGTAACCGTTCAAGAAATAGGGTTGTGGTTTTTCTCTCAAGGGTATCTGTCTTGTTTGGATTATCAGGATAAAAGGAAAATGACCAGGCCATTTAAATATCAGCCAGAGGGGAAAGATGAACAGACGAAGTAAAATAGTAAGCAGTACCTTTATCGTATTGATTGCCATCATCCTAAATATAGACACAATTTTCTCGAAAGGAATGGATGATATTTTTTCTCACATAATCCATTGCGTAGTTGAAGGTGTAATCATTTTAATGTTCGCCAGGGAATTGCGGGGCGAAACTTGGATGTAACTAAGGTACACCTTATCCACCAGTCAAGAACCAGTCAAGAAAACACCTGTCTTTAATTATTTTTTCCACCTTAATTGACATTGTTCAATAAGGTGGTATCATAGCGCCATGTTAACCGTGGTCATATTAATATGTTTAAAAAGAAAGTTCCAGAACAACCCTTAGAGTTTATCATGCTAGACCAAGAAGATTTTACATGCCTTGTTCGTGGTGGAGTTCTTCATGTTGGTAATTTAAGAATCGCATTAAAAGATATTGGGTTTCATGTAATGGATGAGGCTATTACAAAGGCTGACAATGGCATAGACCATTACAAAGACCACGTTAAGGTAAGGAATTGCATTGTATGACCATAGAATTAAATGATAAGAGCTTTATTGTTGGTATGTGGTTCTCTTCAAACCCTATTACCAATAATGACTGGATGGCTTGCGTTGTTCGTGACCCAGAAAATCCTGGGCAACATATAGGATGGTCTCGTTTCAGGTATGTTAAAGACAGTAAGATATGGGATAGTGAGGACGAAAAAAGCTGGACTACCCTTAAAACTACCGATAAAAAAACTGATGATGAAATAATTGATATGTTTAATATGATGCAAGAGCACATAAAGGGTGGTTATCCTGATACTGATAAAATAATACTCAAAGGTGGCCTTAAAGATTTAATTAAAGTATCTGATAAGCATAGTTGGCTTAACATGAAGCAGGTGAAAGCGTGAGTGACGAACAAGTAGTTTTTATATGCCATACAGGAGTTGCGTTTGGCGGTGACTTTTTTGCACAACAAGAAAAAGTAACGATGGATGATTTAATGCCCGCAATCCATGAATTAATGAGCAGGTGTGATGGGGTTATTACAAAGCCTGGTATGTATGCTTTTGAGCTTAAGGTGACAAAACTAAAATGAATGAAGTAAAAGTTAAATGGCCACTCATAGCCAAAGAATGGGATAAAACCTATTTCAACTATATAGACCTGGGTAATTACACAATGTTCCGTATGTCATTATATAGAACTGGCCAACCAAGATTGGGTTTGTATGTGTCCATTGAAGATAAAGGTTCGTTCTTTTTTTCTTTGGAGAATAGACTGCATAAAGATTACGTTGCAGAAAAATTATTTTTACAAGGTGACTCTGGGCAAATGGCGGACTTCCTAAACGCCCAACTTGGCAAAGATGGAGAGCAACAAGGTCATTATTACGAGCAAGTAATTAAAGACGTTGAGCCGTATGGAAAGATTGGTGAGGGCAAATACATGCCTTGGAGTCCAGCGATAATTAAGGGCGAAGAATGATTGAAACTATTTGTTTGGTTCTGCATTACATTAATGATGCGCTGCGCATTGCGAACCCTTTTCTGTTTTTTGGGGCGACTTGCATATGGATTTCTTTAAAAATGAGAATGGAAAAAGAGCTAGGGCGTATGTATTTGCGTTGTTTTTCACTAGAGAAGCAAATTGATTATTTGGTTAATAACGAAAAAGTAGACGCTGACTTCATTCGCTACATGCAAGGAATACATAATGAATACAAACGATGATGAATTTATAAAGGAACGGCTTTTGTTAATCCTTGGCTTTGGAACATCCCTTGTATTAGAGCTTAGAAGGCACGCCCCAAAAGATAGAGAGAAAGACATCCTATGGTTTATCCAGGCTATGGAGAACGTTGTTTACCAAAATAAGCCATTGCCACCGTTTCCAGAGAGATAAATGAGTATTTCACAAGGCGAGACAATAAGAATTCAACTAAAAGACGAAATGATAATGCTATTACTGCGTGGTGGCGTTATTAATTATGTTATTGGCGGTGTTCAAATTCGTATAGAACAAGAAAATCCATTAGTTATTATAGACCGAGACAAATTTAGAGACTTAAAAAGACATATCTATGAGCCGTCAATTCTTGAACATATTTTTAGAGAAATAGATAAATGAACGACTTTACTAAACAAGAGCTTATATGGCTTAAAAAAATTACTATTGATGTTGGTGAAGATAATTATCTAGTGAGAAAGTCCGAATCATGGAAAAATTTAATTAAAAAAATCCAATCCATGACTGATAACTATTGCGAGCATGATTGGCGCAAAGGCGTTCACCTGTTTAACGATATTTATTGCACCAAATGCAATAAACATTTTGAGGTTAATAACGAAGAATGAGCCATCAGATAATTGGCTACGTACGTGTATCATCACAAGGACAATATACTGCCAGACAATTACAAGGGATTGAACTAGACATGGAATTTATCGATAAGGTTACAGGAAGTAATCTTGACCGTGAGAAGCTACAAGAGTGTGTTTTGTACGCCAGAAAAGGCGATACGGTTGTTGTTGATAGCATAGACCGTTTGGCACGAAACTTGCGCGACCTTCAAGAAATACTTGAAACCCTTACCAAAAAAGGGGTAATCGTTAAGTTTTTAAAGGAAAACCTTATTTTTACTGGTAATGACGATGCAATGTCTACCCTCATGCTCCAAATGATGGGTGCCTTTGCAGAGTTCGAGCGCACCATGATTAGGTCAAGGCAAAAAGACGGTATTGATGCCGCCAAAAAAGCTGGAAAACATCTTGGTCGACCCTTTAAAGTTGACAATAAATTTAGAAAAGTTGTCAAAGACAAGCTAGAAAGTTGTCAATCCATACGAAGCATTGCCAAGGATATGAATGTTTCCAGGGCAACCATATATAAAGTAAAGGAGCAAATAAATGGACAAGGAATGCAGTCATGAGTTTCACGCAATTAACCCATTTCAAAGGATTTGCTGTAATTGCAATAAAGTAGTTAATGTTGCTCATCTTAAAGTAATGTCTCAAAAAGAATTTGCAGAGCAGTACACACAAAACCCTTAGTGCGGGCCGATAATTTTTAATGAAGCGCCAGACTTCAAAATGTAACTCTTGCGCTCGAGATCTCTTTTTCGTATTATGCAAATTTTTTAAGCGAGAATACATTGCGTTTTTACGTTGATGGTCATGAGCTGGATGTTCAAGACCCAACTTTCTTTATGGACGAAGAGGAATATACAGAAATCAAACAAACTTTAGATGAGATGTTGAGTACCTATGCTGACTTACCACTGGCTAAACCGCGCTAAAGACCGATTCTATCAAATAACAGTCAAACAAAATGGAATTTCTAATATTAGGCTTGATTACCATTGGGGTAGCTGCAATTCAAATCGCGGTGGCTCTAAAAGTATTTCGTTGTGTTCCGAAGAGGAAGCGCAAAAGACAATTGAACAAATGATGAAAAGGCGCAAAAGCCGTGGGTACGAACTTGTTGCGCCTATCTTCTCGTGATTATTCTGTAACTTCTTCTGTTGCTAAAGGCTCGTGTTCGCAAGGTTCTTCTGGCTCTGGCTCAGGCTTTGGATTTTTTTCATGCTCTTCTAAAGCCTTTTCAAGACTTGGCGTTGTAAGTGTGGCAAGCATTTGCTCAACAATAGCCACTGCACCGTGAAGCTGGTTCACTTGAGCCATAAATAATTCTCTACGCTCGCGTAAAGCCACTAATTCTTTATTAAGTTGGTCTGCATCATATTGCATTAATCGTTTCTCCTTTAGTAAAACATTGAGTTCCATGTCGATTGAGATACTACAACATAGCTTGTGCTTAATCCAGTCACCCAAGACTGTCTACTTTCTGTTCCTGATGGCATGTAAAAATAAGTTTTACCATCCGTGTGAACTATACCAGGTATTTGCATAATGTCTTTTTGCCAGTCCTTAAGCATCGCATCGTTAGCCAAGAACATATCGATTGTGCTTGAATGGTGATAAACATTATTAAACATTTGTTCGGAAGGAAATGCGTCTTTCAACTCATGCAAGTATTGAAAAGGCGCGGTATCTTGCATGGGGCAGACATCCTTTAGTGCCATTAGATTGCCATTTGTATCAATAAATTTCAATCCTACATTAGGGTCAAATAATGTCCATTGATTGTTAATCTTGGCTTCCATTATGACGTGACCATCATAAAATCCATTCGGAGTATCGGCCCTAAGTACACGACACATTCTTGCGGGTATTCCCAATTGCGCACACCACCACATAACCC